GTAGATGCATCAGCAGCAGTTAATCTGATTTCGTTACCGTCTGGTGTTGCACCCTCAAATGCAATTGCACTATCCTCAATTGAAATTTGAGATGATAACGAGGCACTATCCCCACCAAGAAAATTGTAGAGTTCTACAAATGTTTCATTGATCTTTTGTGCCGCCTGTCTTAAAGTATCACCAGTACCGTCATTGGCAGCAGAGCCAGTGCTGATATTTTGTCTTGCCATTCTACACCTACTAGAATTATACTATTTTATTTATATCAATAAGCCGAATCGCTAAGGTATCTTGTGTACATTGTGTTATCCATTGTTTCAACATCCATAGCAACATCAGGTCTTGCACCACCTGCACTGTCATCATCAAACGTAAACGAATTCGGAGTAAGAATCTGTGCAATATTATCATAGTAATTATCAAGTTCACCAGCAGTAAGATTTTGGTAATCACTAATAAGCTGAGTGACATTAACACGAATGTCTTGACCATCAGAATCAAGTAATGCCGTCATCTGAGTAAACAATGGTTGAGCATCAAGTGTAACCTGATCAATCAAAACAATTGCTTCAGCTGAATCCAATGGATCAACTGGTGTTGTCGTTGGGCTTAATGTTACTTGACCCGATGTTTCTACCTGACCTGCAAAATAAAATCCAGCGGGGTGCACAAATTTTTTGTAAAGTTCCTGATAATCGGCAACAGAAATACCTGCTTTAATTAGAATTGAAAAGGTCTGATAAAGTTTATCATTAATAATAAATCTTAATGATTCAGCACCAATTTCAGATTCGCCAACAATAAAGATCTGATCCTTGGGATATTCAATTGTAACTTCTTCATTATAAAAGGCTCTAAAAAATCCTTCAGCCGAGACAAGGGTGCCTTTAGATCTATAAAATTGAGCAAGTAGTCTGGTCATTAACCTGGGTTGTTCAAAAAATGATGCAACCTGTAACCCATTACCGATTTCGGCTACTAATTGATCCAAACTCTCCAGCGTGGTCTGTGTAATATCGCGAAGAGTAATAATATTATCAATATCATTTTTAAATGATTGATTGCCAGTACTGTCAATAAAATCATAATATTTTTCAAGGAACGTAATAAGATCCGGATAGTCTGTACTAAAGTATTCAGGTAAAACTTCCTTGACAACAGACTTACTGAGATTAATATCTCGTCTATTTAGATCCTCGATAAAATGAGCCATTAGAGAACTGTCTCTGTATTTTGATAATCAATAACTGCTTGTGCAAATGATACACTTTGATCAATATTTAAAATATAATTTCTTAACGGTCTGATCGTACTTTCATTTGCAGGCACAACAGATAATTTGATTTCGGATCCTTCAATTGCTGTAGGTTGGAAGGCAGTAATTGTTACTGTGCCTTTTGAAGCATTATATGAACCAGAGTTATCTTTAATCACTGTACCCGTAGATGAAATAATTTGAATTGTATTACTATTTAATTTATTTCTTAGTGTACAAGTCTGTCCGGCAAAGGTAAATCTGGATGATGTAACACGATAATTAACATCATCTGGATCTGCAATGATTACAGGAAAATCAACGGTATAATCTTGTAATGCATTTGTTAACGGTGTAAATCGTTTCTGCATTTTAACGGACATTCTAGAGTTTAGAATTGCCGGAGAAATATCATCGACCACGGCAAGAGCATTTGATCGTCTAAATACACCACTGAATTGATTAAGATTTGTTGTTACATAATTATTGATTGCCGTCTGTACATCCGATTCTATTCCTTTAACGGTTGCGCCGGATAAATCCGGATCAAAATTAAAGAACGTATTAATTTCTAAATATGTAAATTCCGGATCCGTAAAGATGGTATCAATTGACATGATCGCAAGATTTTCGGATAGACTTGATACAATCGTATCCTTTACCGTTTGCTTTGTTGCATCAGTAATATTATCTTTAAACTTAAGACTAATATATACTCGACCATAAACAGGTGGTACATTATCATTGCCACCCCATGCAATCACATCATCAACCGTTGATGAATAATTGGCCAGGATTAGAGCTTTATAATCCTCTGCCGTAACCAATCTTTGTTGTGCGGCAAATGCTCTTGGCGCATTAAGTTTAATTGATGTAATTGATTCTTTATCGGAACCACCGGCAGAATTTGATACAGTAGTAATATTTAATGGATAATCTGTACCACCAATATTAAATAAGTCATCGGCAGCAAATACAGTTCCACCATTGCCTGCGACACCGGATGTTGTTAAATATTCAACGGTAATTTTATTTCCTGACACAGGTGGAGTACCAAGAACATTACCATCACTAAAGATCATTTCGAAATAACCGTTTGGTGTTTCGCGAACAATATAAATTCTGGAATCTGGATTCACCCTTGCAACTGCTGTTACGTTATTGTAGATATTATATGATACTGCTGATGGTGAATCATAAACCTTTACGACAATCGTTGATGTATCCATTAACGGATCAGGGATAACATACACTTGCTCATCATTAACATCACCAACAATAAAGTTTTTGGTTCTTAATGTGCCTTCAACAACCGCAATATTTGTATCACCATCGCTTGAGGCAAATGTATATGTTCCTGTGGCAGGATCTAACGTACCAATATAATTGTTTAAAGTTTGGAATGAATAACTTACATCGTCAATGCTTGTTGTAAATGTGCTGTAAGCAGGAAGCGTAATTGTTGTTGGTGAACTTAAACTTGTGGTAATACTGATATTAAGATTTGCCCGAGCACCAGTTACTGATTTTGGATAATAACCAAGTGTCTCTGCATGAGAAATAACAGATGATCTTAATTGTGCAGAATTAAGAAATGCCTCGTTAAGACCAAAATTTGCAATCAGACCATTAACGTGTGTATTATAAGCAAGTACATCTAAAACATTTGATAAACCACTTGCCTCGAAGTTATAATCCGAAAATTCATCTTGCTGCTGAAGATAGACCTTCAGATTATTTTTGATATTTTGAAAATCTAGATCGCTAGATTTAATGGTCGCCATTTATCTTAACCTCGTAAGTGATACGTTAAGTTGTTCAACTTCTGATGTACTTATAACCTGAAAAATAACGGTAACATCGACACTATTAAAATCGGGTGAAGTATTTACATTTACTTGTCTGACACGAGCTCTAGGTTCAAAGTTACCTATTGCATTCATAATCGTATCTCTTATATTATCCTCGTCATAATCTTCGGATAATTCAAAAAGCATACGCCCTAAATTTCCACCAAAATATGGTCTGAATGGTTTTTCAGTATCTGATGTTAGCAATAAATTTTTAATTGCTTGTTTAACAGCTGCAGCATCTGTTTTTTTATAGACATCACCAGACGGACGCTTGGCAAAGGAAAGATCTATATCTTTATAAATCCTTTCTCTTGATGTGATAATAGGCCTTGTAGCCAGATTGCCGTCTTCGATTGAAAATGCTTTTGCCATTAAAGTGTAACTCTTTTGTTTTTATTTATATTCATAGACCTGAAATATCCACACCTAATCCATTATCCACTCGGACTTTATTATAGATATAGTTATTCCAAGACATATACAGCCCTGGATTAGCATTATAGACTATTTCATAATTTTCTTTAACTCTATCTCTTATGGCATGAATTGATCCTGTACCACTTTCTGAATTGAATGTAACACTAATCGCTCCTGTATCAATATCATCAGCTGTAATTACTGATTCAGCCAAATCATAATATTCTTGATATGGAACTATTGGAGTACCAGCAACTGTATTTGCTATTTCGTGTTTATCAATAACCCATTGTCTGGCAATAATTTTATATTTTTTGATGTAGTATAATTTTAATCCTTGGGTATTTTTATATTGCTGTGGTGTCAATCCATTTAATTTATTTGCATTTGCTGGATCAAATGGATCTAGAGAAGTATCAACAATTTTTAAATCGGCCGTTTGTATCGTACCATAATTTGTTGTATCATTACTTGCTGCACTAAATTCATTATCAATAAAAAGTTTTTTTAATAGTGCCGCTGTATTATTAAAATATTTGTTAAACGGTCTGTGACTGGACGAAAATAATTGTGCACGGCCAACCGCAAAGACACTGGTATTATTCATGCTGACAGATTTAACTTCAACTGTTGGTTGCGCTTCAGGAATAAATGGTTCTTTTGGTAATTCTACGGCAGTTTTTGTTCCATTAGGTAAAGTCTGTATTTCCAAATTTTTGCATTTATTACAAATATCGTCTGTATTAATATCAGTAATGGCAGATGCTTTTGATAATAATTGAGAAAAATCACCAGCACTTAATGTCTGTTGTAATTCACCAATTGATCCTGTTCCACCACCAAATAAATCCTTGACATCACCAGCAATGCTTTGTAAATCAGGCGATACCTCATTCAGAATATCTTGTAAATCATCTACAACTGGACCAAAATCATTCTGAATCTCGGTCATGGTGCTTAATGCCTCAAGTGGAGATTTGCCTTGAAGGCTTGAAAGTGCTTTTTGTAGACTTGGATTCTGTTCTAATTGAGGAACCTTTGCATCTAATTTTTCACCAAGTACTGCTGTCTTTTCCTCAATCGTTGCAAATTTATCTTTTGCCCCAGGACCAAAGAGTGCATCCAAATCACCCTGAGCACTTTTAATTGCCTCAACTGAGGTATCAATTCCACAAGGTGTGCTAGCCATTATTAACCTCCGGCAAATACATTTTCAGATCCTGTTGCAACACTAGTACAACCCGTAACACCATCACCAACACGGCCACACCCTTGCCCATTTACAAATACGGTAGTGGAACCAGTAGTAATTGGTGCTGTATGGCTAGGACAGGGCACAGGTGGTAATAAATGTGAATCATTTTTATCACCCTGTCTGGATATACCGATTCCATTTACCCTAACATTATTACTACGTTCGTCTCTATTTGGAACGGAGCAATGTAGTACATCTTGGTCAACACCATCACCACGACAAACTGCAGGCATTATCGTGTCTCCCTTTTCATAAGTTCCTTTAACTTATCATTCCATTTTAGCATTTCTTCGTGATCACTATCTGAATGTGGTTCCGGTAATGGGTCTGGTAAAAATTTGATTACATGCTCAAATGACTCTGGTATCTCATCAAAGCTTGAATATTTCTCTATTTTACCATTTCTAAGAATTACAAATTCACCCATAACTTATGCCGGATTAAGCTCAATATTAGGTCCACCATAAAGTGTCAAATCGCCAGTATTTTCAACAGTTAAGGTCATGGCAAGATCAGATGTTATATCCATTGTTTTTGTAGTTTCGATAGTTACAATGCCATTTGCGGTCATGGTTAATTTTCCACCGATCGTAATACCATAGTCACTATCGGCAAAGATTTTATATGTGCCATAACAAATATCAAAAATATTACCTCTTACAGTTCTGTTGTTAAAGCCTTTGACATAATCAACTCGATTACCAGTAAATATGTTTATATTTTGATCACCGTTTAATATGGACAGATTATCATCCTCACCCACATTCGTTACTCTAAACTTACCTACTTCGGTTTCTTGGTTAAAAGCAACTTTTGTCTGAAGTGATTGATGAAGATTCATGGTCATATCACCCACAACCTCTAGATGATAATCTCCTTGAATCAGTTCCCTTTTATTGCCACCAACGGTTACATTATAATCACCATTAATAAAAATATTTGCACTGTCCAAATACAGTTCGTAATTTGGTCCAGTAATCTTTAATGTCCGTTGACCAGTGGCAATAATTTCTTCATATGAACCGGATGGATGATACCGATGTGATCTTTCTCTTCCTGCCGTATTATCAAGTTCTAGAACATGCCCACCAAATGTTTCGGTAACATGATTATTAGGATAGTCAGGAACTTCGCCACCAGAAATAGGTGGTTCAATCCAATGTTTTGTTTCATAATAATCTGCAGGACTTGTTTTATCTGGCGCAACACTGGTAACCTTGGGTGGTTTTGCCTTATAATATTCTAGTACTTTGCCAGTGTCATCATCTACTCGACCACGAGCTCGATTAATATAACTTGGATGTTTTACGGCAAGATCTGTCCGCGCCAATAAATTTGTCTGTACCGTATTATTTTCGGTATCCTCATATTTTGGCATTGAACCAAGAACAAGAGGCATTTGAGAACTCTGGCCATCTAAAAATACTCCAAATGCCTCGGCACCATATTGAATTCCTAAATTATTACCAAAGCCTTTTGTTCCACCTTGAGTGATTGGCATGATAACCTGGGCCCAAGGCAAATCATTATGAACAATGTCATCACCATGGATGCCATAAATTCTAACTTTTATTCGTCCAAGCTCCAATGGATCATTAATATCAACAACGGTGCCGACAAACCATCTGGTTTGATCGCCGTAAAAATCTTTATGTCTTTCCGGTATCATGATCTATAATTACCTAATTTAATACAAGTCATTGTAATATCGTATCGCTCTTTTTTGAATACATGCCTTGCTGCATATATTAAATATTCACCTGATAATTTTGGATCAAACCATTCTGTACTATGATCCTCAGGTATTGCTCTTTGGAAAACTAGTCTAATATTATTTCCAATTGTAGAATGCTTATCACCATCAATAAAATCCAAACCACTAACGGTTATAACCATAGGATTTTTCTTCATCAGTTTATTCATTGCGGTTGATAATATACCTAATTTATAATCAGCTGTATTATCACCCTCAGAGTAAGCCGAAAAAGTATTTACTGTATTTTTGTATGGCGACGAACCACCAATATTTGTAATTGTTCTACTTTTATATTTGTTAAATGATTTTTCATTATGCAAATAAGAAGGAGAAAATAAAGGTTCGGTTTGTGGCTTCTTTAATACACCTTTATCCAATAATGGTTTTAATAAATCTTTCGCTACATCAAAATCAAATCTTATTCTTTCATTTTTTAACGTATTAACAAATTCATATTTTGCCCCAATCGTTCCATCTTTAATTAAAAGATAAAGATTATCAAAACTATTAACCTCATAATTTTTAATTATTCGTCTGGATACAGTCAAATCCATTGATTGTGAGGCAGATTCCCATGCTCTATATGGTATATCATTTATTATTGGCTCAGATAATAATGTACCAAGATCAAAAAACATGAGTTCATTTTTCGCTAACGTTGAAAACAAATAAAACGGATACCCATTTGTAGTTGTGGTATCATCTTTAATCCATCGCATGGCTTCAAGTGGAGACAAATTGGGGATAATGACCTTCATTGATTGATTATCATTATTGGAGGTAATTAAATCTTTTCCCAAATAATTTTTTGCTATTTTTTCAATTATTAACGAACTTTTACCTGTATAACTTTTGTTCAGATTAATTAAATTTGAGATATAGCCAATATCTTCTATTAAGTGAAAACTTACAACTTGATTATTATCATTTACTTTTTGAGTATTGATAATTTCTAAAATATAAAATTTCTTTCTTATTGCTTTTGCATTTTCGCGAGTACTTTTAATCTGAACTGATATTGTCTCGCCACCCAATAAATCGGCATCAGAATATACATTGTTACTATCAACAATTGATAATAGTGCTGTCAAATATGGCAGATTTAAATGTTCAAATATTTCTAGATCTGTCGTAATGTTTTTAAGTTCTATGGGTGCTGGTAATCTTTCGGATTCCAATAGGATACTTTCGAAAGTAAAATCAGATACATGGTTTGGTGCATCAGACATTATAGATTAATACTCTCTTTTTGTGCTGTAACAATCTGTTGGATAACTGTAGGTTTAATCACACGTATTTGCTTCAGTTCTTCATTTTGTATAATATATCTATCTAGATAAGTAACCTCTGTTAATAAAGCACCAGGACCTACTGTAGGATCAATATCCGTAACTACACCATCACCGTCTGTATAATATGCCGCAGAAAGATATTCAGGTCCAGTACTTTGAATTGTAATTGTTTCTGTAACACCACTTGCATTTATTGATGAAACTAATTCACCATTAACAAATGTACCAACAACATTTTTAATAACCAATTGGCCTAAATCTAAATGTCTGTGATCAATTGTTGCAGTTGCGCCAGAAACATTACCAGAGATTGTTTGACCCACTTTAAATCTATCATACAGCCTTGTCCGAGTTGTAATTGTTGTATATGGATGATCCTTTTGAGTCTTTGCTATAATATCAGAATTTCCAAGTGGCCAACCAGATTCTCTAAGCTTATCATTCATTAAAGTAATGGTCCAATGATAATTTGGATTATCGTAAAGTTTAAATGAGACTTGATCAGGTCTTTCATTTTCCTGAATAAAATAATCTTGGTAAAAAGCCGTGGCATCTTTTACTTGATCAACAATATCTGCAAATATTGAAATATCTTGCACATATGTTCTTTCGGATTCATCGCCGAATGCATAAAATACTCTAGGAAAATCTCTAAAATACGCCATTATAAATCCTCGTAACCGGATGTAACATCTGTAGCTACAAGATCTGGATCAAAATCTGTATAGTCATAATCCAAATCTCTACGACTTATTGTTCTGTATTCAACAAACGATAATGATATGTCAATTTCTGTTGGGTTACCATCTGAATGAAATATCGCCGCAGTTGGATTATAATTTGTCTGAACCGTTCTAATGTATGCTAATTTTATTTGTGTGCCTACCGGCACAAATTTACCACTTGATGACGCTTGATGCATTAATTTGATTTTAAACATGTTGGGAAATTTATATCCAACATTTATGCCACCAATTGGAATATCTTCTGGATAAGCATTTTTTCTAAAATACTGAACAATTTTTTTAACTTCTTCTGCCTCGGCTTGAGATTTTGGAATAAATTTAAATTGAAATGTAAATTCTCTTAATGCGACACCACGAAAGACCGCTCTGACATTAGGATTAAGTGTTACACCAACAGCCAAAGGTATTGCATTTTTTGCCGCTTCCGGCATAAATGGAAAGTTTGAAACAAGTCTGGATGCTGCCAATCTTGCAGTATCACCTGATAAATTACTATTAAAAAGATCAAAAGTAGATGATAGACCATTTATCAATGAATCAAAAATTGAACCAATAACACCACCACCTTCTTGTACACCAGCCAAAGCAGCTGCTCCAGAAAAACCTAAATTAGGAGTTTCATATGAAAGACCATCATTAACTGAATATGAGATTGGCAAGTAAAGGCTACACAATTGTCCAGGCGCCTCAATCAATTTCATTGGTGATCCTTCAACATCACTAACACCACTAAGGTTAAGAGATCTACCCCCTTCGATAGCCCCATAGGCAGCTTGAACTAGTTCTTCATCCTTATTTCTAAATGGTGCCGTTCCATCTGCATCTGCTTCAAACCTTGCTTGTACTTCTTTAAAGGCTTCTGTGGCTCTAAAAAGTTCTGGCCCAGTAATCTCAGGTGGTATAACCTTGTACGCCTGAAACTGAATTTTACTTCTACACCGATCTTGGTTTTCAAGTGGGTATTTTAACGCCATTGTGTATCCTATACATAGAAATAGTTTAATTTTATTTATAGAGTTCTATGGCATATTCTGGTAGATATCAGGTTATCAATCGTAACAAATATAAAGGCAACGCCGATGGTGTCGTCTATAGATCGTTGTGGGAAAAGTATTGCTTTATTTGGTGTGATAC